CGATACGCCTAAAGTAGCACTACATGTAGTAGGCGGACAGCATTCTAGCGGACTAGATAACGAAGCACTAAGAGTGATCGGCGGTGCATTCTTTGACGACTGGGTAAGAGTAGGACACTTCACAGATACTGCCAGGAACGCCATAGTGAATCCAACTAATGGCATAATGATATACAATACTACCCATCACGAATACCAGGGCTACGAAGGCAATGGCACAGGATGGGTAAAATTTAACACAAGCGCAGTTAGCTAATGGAAAATCAAGTCGTAGGACACTTTAAGATATGGGGCACAGTCTTCTTAGCAGAGCTAGCGGCCTGGAACATCCAGGATGTCAGCGAACTAGCCAGTATTATAGCCTACTTATGCGGCGCAGTCGGATCACTAGCCCTGGCATACCATCACATAATTAAGCCAAAATGACCGCGGAACTACTAGCAATGCTCGGTGGCAGCGCAAGTGGCTTCATAATGAAGCTAATCGGATCGCAAATGGAGCACCAGGCACGACAATTCGAGCGACTGATCTCTATGCAGCAGGAAAGCGACGACAGCGCAGATCGAGCAGCGCAGCGCGAAGGCGGTGTGATCGTGAGACGATTCCTAGTCGTAGCTACTGTCTTTGCTATCGTAATAGCCCCATTCATCTTTGCCTGGACAAATATAGACATAAGCGTATCAAGAGAGACTGAAGGCTTTCTAGGCATGTTTAAGACTGTCAAATGGGAAGGCATAAAAGGATTTGTAATCCTGCCAGAAATTCGTCAGACTGCTCTGGCAATCGTTGGATTCTACTTCGGATCAAGCCAAATAAAATAATATGTAATACAAAACTATGACAACACAATCCCCCCAAAACCAGGAGGCAGAATTAGTTATTCTGTCATCCATACTGTTATCTCCAGAAATTTATGACACAATTAGTCAGAAAATAAGGACAACAGACTTCTATAACAGTAAAAACGCGCTCATGTATGATGCGTTCGTCCAGCTAGCAAACGCCGGGCGACCTTTGGACGAGATAAATCTCCTAGAGCAACTAAGGGAAACCGGCAACGAAGACCGCTGCGGCGGACTACCGGCAATCTACGCGCTGCAGGATACTCAAGGGTCAATGCTAGCCGCCAGTTTTGCCGCCGATAAGCTTAAACAATGCACAAAACGCCGCCAGGTCATAAAACTATGCCGGGAAGCAGTCGAAAAGATCAATGAAGGCAGCATAGACATCGAAGCAATCGCCTCTAGCCTCGACACAGAGCTAGTCACGATGTCAGATGACCAAACAGGTGAGTTCGACCTGGGCAAATGCCTGGAGACAGCCACAACACAGCTCACAACGCGAGGAAATGAGCTAATCATCCCTCATGGCATAGATACATTCGACAATGGAATAACAGATGGTGGCCTAAAAGCCGGTCAAATGCACACAATCGGAGCCAGACCAGGACGAGGTAAGACTACGTTCGCACTAAACATCGCCGGTCGCAGCTGCACAAATGGACTAGGTGTGGGTATTATCTCTCTAGAGATGACAGACGTTGAATTGGTCAAGAAAATGATCTGCATGGGATCAAGCGTTAATTTTGACAAGTTTAAGGACAGGCTGCAGACCCTCGAGGAGCAGTCGCGCCTGGAAGCAACTAGAGAGCGCATCGCAAACTGGAACCTACACATAAGCGACAACGGCTACATGACAGTCGATGACATCATGGCTAAAGCACGTGGCTGGAAACGCCGCCATGGCATCAACCTACTTATTATTGACTACCTACAACTAATTAAGTCTACTGGCTCAGCAGCAAGCAGAGAACAGCAAGTAGCAGCAATGAGCAGAAAGATCAAACTAATGGCAAAAACCTTAGAAATACCGGTGATCATCCTGGCACAACTCAGTCGTGGCTGCGAACAGGAAGACCGGCAGCCTAAGCTAACTGACCTAAGAGAAAGCGGCGCAATCGAACAAGACTCTGACATCTGCACCTTTTTATATAATCTAAAAGAAGACGTTAATCCTGCCGGGCATGTGGACATACTGCGCTGGATACGACCAAAGCAACGCAATGGAACGCCAGGAGCCTATGGCAAATTTAGATTCAACGGAGCAGCAGGCGTGATAGGAGACATAAAATGATAAGCGAAATACAATTCCCTAGCCCTATAGATACTAATCTAAACTGCGCAGCATTCGATTTGGGCACTACCACAGGTGTATCTACACTCGTTGCCGGCACAATAACATGCCAACGCATACAATTTAAGAACGCAACTGGACGAAAAACAATGCCAGACGATCATCCAGGCTATCGTTTTTCTGAGCTATTTGCCTATTTAACAGCATTATTTGATCAAAATAAGTATGATTTTATCTTTTATGAGGAGCCAGGCAGCTTCCGCAATGTGATGACCAGTCGAGTGCCATTTGGTATGAGAGCTATATTGCTAGCAGCAGCAGCCGCAGCAGACATCCCAGTCAAGGGAGTCCATGTGCAAACATTAAAGAAAGCAGCTACCGGATCAGCCAGGTCAGAGAAATTTGACATGATTATAGCTGCAGAAAAGAAGTATCCTGCTTGTGCAGGTGAGATAAACCATGACCAGGCAGACAGTTTATGTCTGCTGACATATGGTATTGATCAAGTCATTGGCGCGTAGCGCATCTATTGACTAGATAAGCGGCAGCGCAGCCGGTTCGGCGCAGCCGATCCCGCGGAGCGAACGCTCGTTTTTACTAGAGCTGGGCATGAAAATGACAGCATAAGATACACTAATGCCTGACTACCAAGGAATAAGAGTAAAAAGTAAGTGGCGAAAAGGTATAGAATAAACTCGCCAGATGTAATGACATGTAGCACTATAAAGGCATGGAAAATACAACACAAAACAAAGCCGGCGCAACCTACCTAGTGCAAGGAAGCTTCGGAGAGATACAAAATAAGAACCTCTTCCGCGCATACGCAGAAGCAGCGCAAGCCGGAATGATAACCGGCAGCTGTGAAATAAACCTGCGAGCAACTGGCAGCGTGCACAATATAAGCGACAGAGCTGTGACAGTCTGGTATATACCGGAAGCAGCAGCCTATGACAGAATAGGCCTCGCAGGGCTACCGCTAAACAAAGCCGGCGAACTCTGCGGAACTCCAATCTACGCCGATACTACAAACACGGCAATAAACCAACACATAAAAAGAAAGATAAGCAAATGACAACAAAACCCAAAAACACCGGACTCTGCAGTGAGGAAAAATTCAAAGCACTATCCAACCAATGGACAGCGCGGCTCCGCAACCCAGACGATACCTTCGGAAAATGTGACTACACAAAAGGACTAGCCGAAGGGCTCCGGATCGCATACGCAGACGCAGCAGACAGAGCAGCCTACAATGAAAAAATAGAGCTAGAGCGCATAATGCTAAACGCGCTCTGAAAGAACAGAAAAAAACGATACCTAGAGACAGCCTACCGGCTGAGCCTAGGACTAATGATAACAACCCTACTAATACTAACGCTAAAATGACAACACACGAAATACAAAACGCTGTAGTAGCGATGATACTAGCCGGAATGACTGGCTACCAAATAACCGAAGAACTGCAAAATGAACTAGGGATAACCTACGGAGAAGCGCAGGAACTAATAGAACTAAACCTGAACGGCATATACTAAAATGGCAACAATAGACCAACTACAAGCAGCACTATATAAACTGAACCGGCAAACAGCCTCACCGCAAAAACCATACATAGCCGGACAGGCGCAAATCGGAAACTACCATCTAAGCCAAGCATACGGCGGCTACAATGTGAACCGGATAGTGAACAACGGCGGCGGCTGCACAGAGCCAGCCGGACACGGACATACTACAAAGCGCGAATGTCTGAAGCGCATCGAAAACCTAAGGCTGGAAGACTACGAGCACTGGCAACTGGAACGATACCTCGAGCGGATCTAAAACGACAACCGCGGCGGCTACTCTGACGGGTAGACCGCCGCAAGTCGAAGACCTAGCGCGCAGCGCGTAGCCCAGGCAACCCAGACCGACAAGCTGCAACCAGGGCGAAACCCAACCAGACCGGAAAATCTGAAAACCGCACCATCTTCTATGCTAATACTAGCTATGCTTTTGCTACTACTAGCTATGATTTACTACTGTTTTGGCTTTGATCGCCGTTAATGGCGCAGTTTAAAAACGCGTATAGAGGGGAAAAAGCGCAAATATGCGCAGCCGGGGACTGGAAGCCGCAGCTAGCGTGTGATCGGAGCGCATTGTGCGCAGATCGCAGAGCGATGAGGTTGGCGGTTGGCGAGCGGAGCAGCTAAAGCTAAGGAAAGCGAATGAGCTATGCGTAGCAAAGCGAAATGAGGTGACGAAGCGCAGCTGCGGAAGCGGCAAGGTGTGTTTTAGCGCAGCGCGGAGCAGATGAAGCTAAGGAAGCCAGCCAAACTATGCGAAGCAAAGTGAAGGCCGGCGACGAAGCGAATCTGCGGAGAGCGAAGCGGTGGTCAGTTTGGGTGTTATGTAGCGAAACCGGCGCAGGAGAGGAAGCCAGACAAGCTATCCGATAGGAAAGCGTAGGCTGGGGACGAAACAAGCCGGTGTAGCGGTGGAATGCGATTGCAGAGAGCATCCGAACAGGATGCGGAGCAGTTGCCACGTTGTGGGGAGCAGCAGCTGCAGCCAACGAAGCCAGGCGAACTATGCGAAGCAAAGTGAAGCCAGGCGAGGCGGCAAAGATGCGGAGGTTGGTGTGTTGGGAACGGAGCAGCTGAAGCCAAGGAAGCTATACAAGCTATCTGCAGCGAGGCACGAGCAAGGAAAGCGTAGGATAGCGACGCGGCGAAGCTGCGGAGTGGAGTTTAGGTGTTACCTTGGGCGGAAGTTGCCTCGAATTGCCTCCAACCTGGGTTCTCAGTCAGCCAACGAAGGCAATCTTCTAAGCTAGACCGGTTACCAGGCATCTTAAAGCCGGCTTTCTTCATGCAATAAATGTAATTTATGTGCCGATTAAGCATATAAGCGAGCTGTTTTGCGGATAATAGTGGCTTTTGGTCGTCCATAGGTGTGTTTGTGCTACATTTTAATCAAAATGTCAAGTCACTCATCGCCGCAACCGTTCCAAGCAGCCACCCAACCGTTCCAGCCACCCAACCAGCCGTCCAACCATCCAATCGACGACCCAACCGACCCAACAACCGATCCAGCAGCCAAACGAACTGCCAAACGACGACGACAACCATCCAACGCCGCCAACCATCAAGCAACGGACGGCAACCATCTAAGCTAACGACGCAACCGATCTAGGTGTCAAGGCACAGGTCGCCCACATAGAGCGACAGGTGTGTATTGCAAGCCTCGGTCAGTCCTACTATGAGCTAAACAATACGTGTCGTGGCATAAGCCAACCTTTTACCGAACGCCGGCATCCTATTCGAGCGTTCAAACCGATATTGTGCGAAGACTTTGGGCTACGTGCGATGCGCTTGCTCTCCTGCTATGTCCCGGCAACCATCTAACGGCGATCAACAGGTGTCAAGTCGCAACTAGGATAAATAAATACAAACATACAAACAAATGTATTGCAATAGGTGTCAGCAGCCAACTATAATGGCATCTTACATATGAAAACAACCGATAAACCACCAACAAGAGTGCGCTACAGCACCTTCATCCATCCAGAGACGCAGCGCCGCATCAAACGGCTGCGATCTGATCTAAACCTAAGAGGCGAAGGACGTGTGATCGACCTAGCCATCCACTATCTAATCCAATCCTCAGACCTAGAACAACATGTCGTCAATCCTCGCAATCCAGTCTAAGCTTAAATGCTCCAAGTCTCACAAAAACAGCTTCGGCAACTACAACTACCGCAAGTGTGAAGACATTCTCGAAGCCCTAAAGCCACTACTAGCAGCGGAAGGTGTCACAATGACAATAACCGACCAATGCCTGGTCATGGAAGGTCAGCTAGTCATCCAATCAACTGTTAGGTGTCATGATGGCGACCAACAAACCGAAGTCAGCGGATTTGCAGGTGTGGAAAAGGCAGGAGGCATGTCACTAAGCCAATCCTTCGGTGCAGCCAGTAGCTATGCCAGGAAATATGCACTAAACGGCATGTTCTTAATCGACGATAGTGTCGATGACGACCAAAGACCACCAGCAACCAAGGTGTCAAAGACCTCAAAGCCGGCAACCACTAAGCCAGCACCGGCAACCAAGGTGTCAAAGTCGAAGACAGAGCAGCTACAAACCATCATCCAGGAACTAAACGGGTGTGATCCACAGTCTTGGCAGCAAATAGTGCCATTCAAGACCGGCATACACAAAGACAAGACCCTAGAACAGCTAACAACAACAGACGAAGGTGTGAAACTCATAGCCTACCTCGCAAAACTAACTGACAAACAAACCAACCCAACAGCCGGCTACATCTTAGACTCGGCAACAGCTAAAGGAACCAAATAATGAACAATACATATACAGGACAAGTAGTAAAAGTAACAGGTGTGAAGCAATTCAACGGAGGATTCTACAAGTGTGATCTAGTAGTGACCGACCAGGCAGACAAATACCCACAAACCATCCCATTCGAGTGTGTCAAAGACTTCTGTGACGAGATACAACGGCTAAACCTACAAGCAGGTGATGGTGTGACAGTCTCTTACGATCTAAGAGGCCGCGAACACAATGGCAACTACTACGGCAGCATGAAAGCATGGAAATGTGAGGTGTCATCAGTCTCAGCACCGGCAACCAACAGTCCAACAGATGAGGAGATACCATTCTAATGGTGTCATTCATCGACATAGAGACAAAGCCCATGTGTGATGAGGAGCTGCAGCGTCTAATGCCAACATTCAAACCGGCAGGGAACATCAAAGACCCAACAAAGCAGCAACTCAGCATACAATCGAAGCAGGTGTCATACATAGAGAAGGCAGCACTATCTCCAACAAGCGGCACAATACAATCTATAGGTGTGGTAGATGGAGCAGGAGACTATCAACTGTTCGATACAGCATCTAGGTGTGAGAAAGACATGCTAGAGGAGTTCTGGGACTACTTTCAACCAACAGGTGTCACTCTAGTCGGTTGGAACATCCTCAACTTCGATCTACCATTCATGATACAGCGGTCATGGTCATTAGGTGTGAAACCTACGATACTACAAAGGGACATCGGATACAACAGATACAGGTGTGAAGTCCTCGACCTCATGCAATACATGTGCTTATCGAAGGATCATAGGTGTATGAGTCTATCGGCAGCACTAAAGCTACTAGGACTACCTCCTAAGTGTGATCTGGACGGGCTACTACCATACGAAATCTATGACAGGTGTGAGAAGACATACTACAACTACTTAAAAAGAGATGTAGAAGCACTCGTAGACATCTATGACCGCATCATATTATACTAGGTGTGATACAGTCGGGCATACTAGACATCATATTATATTAGGTGTGATACAGTCGGGCATACTAGAACAAATTTTAAAAGAATGACCGCCGGCACTCAGCAACTTCAACAACTCCTGGAACTTCTGGAACTAGAACAGCTCCAGGAACTCTTAGCACTCTTGGAACTCTAGCAACTAATGACAGAACTCGAACAACGACAGCAGCTGCAAGAACGATTGCTATTTTATAAGCACGAATTTAACATACCGAAAAAACCGACCTGCACTGCTATGTGGCTAACAGCCCTTATAAGAAAAATACTATGAGTGAAGAAATCCAAGACCCGGAACTGCTAGATACCCTAGACCAGGTGCGTCTAAATAGTAAATTTACTGTAAAATTATATGAGGAGGTATTGGAGAATATACACGAAAATCACTACACAATATCTGCGATTGAGTCAGCTGGCATAAGCGCCAGGCACTTCTATCGTAAAATAAAAGACAACCCGGAGCTGGTGGAGCGATTCCAGGCAGCGCAGCTGCAGCGGGATAAAATACGCAACTCAGCACGCATCGAGAAAGCAGAGACTGAGCTATCCAGGCGAGCGGTCGAAGGCTGGGCAGAGCCGGTGTATGACATCAAAGGCAATCATTGCGGCGACAAGCAACGCTACTCCGATGCGTGTCTGATCTTTATGCTAAAGAAACTAAAGCCGGAGGTGTATGCAGATACGCCGCAAGCCCTGGTGCAGAACAATGTAAATATCGTAAAACAGAAATCCAATGAGCTGCTAAATGAGTGGCGCGAAATGCTAGGAGCAAAGCCAGTCCAAGATGCCGAAGAAATCCCAAGATAAAGCAAATCCTTTCGAGCTGCTGCTGCCATACCAAAAGGAATGGGTGCGAGATGACTCACGATTTAAAATCTGGCTAAAGTCACGACAAATAGGTGGGTCACTAGCCGCGGCCTACGAAGTAGTCGCAGATGCAATGGCAACTAATGAGGACTGGATCATACTGTCTGCCGGCGAACGCCAGGCTAACGAGTTTATGGCTAAAGTGCAGATCGTGGCACGTATCTTTGCCTCGGCATACGAGTCAGAAACCGGCAAACCATTCAAGCTAGTCGAAAAAGTAGCAGAGACCAGGCTAAATAATGGCGCTAGGCTACTTGCGCTGCCGGCAAACCCATCAACAGCTCGAGGATACTCAGCTAACCTGGTGCTGGACGAGTTTGCATTCCATCAAAACCCAGGTGAGATATGGCGAGCGGTGTATCCGATCATCTCCAATCCGCTAAAAGGCGACCTAAAGCTGCGGATCATCTCAACACCGGCAGGTAGAAATAATAAATTTTATGATTTATGGGAGTCTAAGACATTTTCGCACCACAAGACGACTGTGTATGATGCCCAGGAGCAAGGTCTAAACATAGACATACCGGCACTCAAAGACTCACTATCTGACCCGGATGGCTGGGCACAAGAGTTTGAGTGTGTGTTTATGCAGTCTTCTGAGCAAATGTTTGGCTCGGATTTAGTAGAAAGCTGCATATCTAAGCGTGCATCACTAGATAACTCTATGACAGCAGAGCCGGCTGAGAAATATGTCGGCATAGACATAGGCAGAAAGAAG